GACGACCCGACAGGGGGCGGTATTGACGGCAATGCGGATGCCGGCACGACCCTGACACTGGATGTTTCTCTACCCGGCATTGATGCCAGCGGCGTAATGCTCGAGCCTGCCACCGGCGGAGCAGACATTGAGGCACAGGAAAGTTTCCGCGCCCGTATGCTGCTTGCCTATCAACATCCGCCCCAGGGTGGCAGCGACACAGATTACGAGCAGTGGGCGCTGGCGGTACCTGGCGTTACACGCTGCTGGCCCAAACGGCGCCTGATGGGGGCCGGTACGGTTGGGGTGTACATCATGTGCGATGGCAACGACGAAACCAATCACGGTTTCCCGGTAGGGACTGACGGTATTTCTCAGCTGGATGACTGGGGCGCACAGAAGGCTACCGGAGATCAGGGGCGTGTGGCTGATTACATCTACCCACGCGCGCCAGTCACTGCGCTTGTTTACGTTTGTTCGCCAGTGGCCAAGACGGTGGATTTTGAGATCAGCGGCATTTCGCATGTTGGCAGTGACATTACCACGGCCATTGCGGCGGCTATCGACAATGTCTTTTTCGAAGGTGGAACGCCGGTCGGCAATGGCAAGATCTTCCTCTCTGACCTGAACAGGGCAATCGGAGACATTGATGGCACAGCAGGCTTTATCCTTGTTTTCCCAACAACGAATATCGATCTGGGGGTAGGGGAACTGCCGGTGCGTGGCGAGGTGAACTACACATGAGCCAGTTTACCGTAAAGGAGTATTCGCGCGCGCTACAGGCGTTGATCCCGACCGGGTTAGCGTGGCCGCGCGACCCTGGCGGGGTTCAGGGGGCAGTTATTCGGGCTCTGGCTACAGGGTTTCAGCGTAGCGATAACGATGCGATAGCGTTGCTTGTGGGCGCTTTCCCTGAAACCGCAACCATCATGCTGACTGAGTGGGAAAAAACTCTCGGCTTGCCGGATGACTGTTCGATCGGTGAGGTTGACACAATAGCGAAACGCCAGGCGGCCGTGGTATCAAAATTTATCAGTACCGGAGGCCAGTCACGCACCTATTTTATCGGTATCGCCAGAGCGCTCGGTTACAACATCACCATCAAGGAATACCGTCAGGCGCGCGCCGGGCTGTCTGTGTGTGGCGATGGGTTAAATGGCGACGACTGGCCTTTTGTGTGGCTGGTGGAGGCAGAGGAAACAACCATTTCCTATGCCCGAGCCGGGATGAGTTACTGCGGAGATCCGCTGCGTTCATGGGGGAATAAGCAGCTTGAGTGTCGAATGAACGCGCTCGCACCTTCGCATACGATCGTTAAATTTGGCTATATCAATTTTGGATTTAACGACGAGGGCGTTTACGACGTTACCCCAGAATTTGCCGATATGTTCGACACTGCATCGGGCTATCTCTAATCAAATCTATATCAAATTTCAGGAGTTATCATGAGAAAAGTAGGAAGCACAACTGATACAGCAGATGCAAACGGTGAATATACGAATGGTAATGTGGCGCAGGGCATCCCGCCGACCATTATCAATGCGGAGATGTTGAACACTTTCCAGCGCGAGTTAATTGGCGTGGTCGAAGGTGCAGGGATGGAATTAGATCCTGCTGATGATAATCAGGTGGCAAAAGCGATAGAAAAAAAAGTAGGTAGTGGAAGATTATTAAACATAAAAACGTTCACTTCTTCAGGAACCTACACTCCGACACCTGGAATGCGATATGTGGTCGTAGAGGCTGTGGGCGGCGGCGGCGGCGGCGGGGGATGTTCTGACACATCTGCCGATAATGCAGCTGTTAGTGGCGGCGGTGGATCTGGGAGCTATGTCCGCACCAAAATCGATAATACAGCCATAGGAGACTCGGCTGCGATAACTATTGGTATAGGCGGCGCGGGCGGCATCGGTGGAAACGCGGGATCTAACGGTGGTGATAGCAAATTCGGTTCATTGGTAACAGCCACTGGAGGGCGCGGAGGTACCACATCAACAAGTTCTTCCTCCTTCGCATTCATCGCTGTAGGGGGGGCTCCAGGAGCAAACCCCAGTGTGGGAAATATAATTTCATCAAGAGGCAGCCGTGGGGGCTCTGGACTGTTCTTTAACTCTTCAACCGGCGCCGTGGGCGGGGATGGTGCCCCATCTCAATTTGGCGGTTCGGGAATAGGCTCTGGGAGTTCAGGCACTACCGGATCCGATGGAAGCGGTTTCGGTAGTGGTGGTGGTGGGAATGCTCGGCAATCATCTTCTGCTTCTGTTAATGGGTATGCAGGTGCACCCGGTGTGATTGTTATTTATGAGTATTCCTAACGGATGGTGAATTAACTCCCTTTGTCAAAATTAGTTTCGCGAAATTAATTGCAGGTTTCTCAATTGCCATCCATGAAACTAGCGCGATCACCATCGTCAGCAATATTGATAGTAATACATTCGCAAAGAATCCAAAGTGAAAGCTTTGAGATATAATCTGTTGGATAGGAAATCCCCATAGGTAAACGCCGTATGAAATATCTTGCCTTACTCTGATTTTTTTTACTATCTCTAATGATGAAATATGGAGTGAGGCTAGACAAACGGATACGCATATTAATAATGAAGAAATTGCCTCACTGGTAAAAATAAATTGTGAGACAAATATAATCACTGGTGTGATTATGTTCGATTTATATGAATCTTTATTTATTGCTAGTAAGGATCCAAGGGCAAAGCACGGTGCTAGTAGGTATATGGCATTATTATCGGATGATGCAAATAAAACGCCTTTTAATGGCGAGATTGGCTCAATGATTATGCAGAGGCAAGCCAATGACGATAACCATTGGCTTTTCCCAATGCCAAACAAGTAAATACCAAGCAGCACTACGTAGGCAAATACTTCATAATGAATAGTCCATAAAGAACCGTTCACCCCATACTTGTTGCCTTCAAATAGTCCTGGTAGGAAGTATTGAGTTTGCAGTGATAAGTTTTTAAGTATGTATATAAGCGGTTGCCATGACTTGAAATAATCAACAAGTGGCATGGTTGTAAATATAGGTCCAATAACTAATGCGGTTAAAATCAAAACGAAAGTCAGTCCGGGGAATATTCTGAATGCGCGAGAGATCACGAAATGGATGGTGGATTTTCTTGATAACAAACTATTAGTCACCAAAAGTCCACTTATAAAGAAAAAAATCTTAACAGCCAAGCCGCCAGTTGTCATGTAGCCAAAAATGTCTTTTATGGGGTCAGTTAATCCCCACTGAGGGTTAAGTGGAAAAGAGTGGTAAACAATAACTGAAATTGCCGCTAATAGACGGATTAAATCAAGGTTGTTGTTACCCCTCGAAATTATATTACCAACATAAACTCCACTCATTTAAATCTCTAAGTCAATCTAATAATAAAAGATTTTAACAGCATTCAACGACGGATTCCATATGTGACGCGAGGCCACTTTCTTGTAAGGAGTCTATAACCATTTCGGAGAGCCACCTATGTCATCTGAAGGGTTTCCTGTTGATGGTGTTGTCCACACAGACACTGTGCTGAACCCCCACAGCACGCAACAAGCAACCGACTAAGCAAAGAGCCGAATATCGGCGGATAGCGCCGCGTAGTCGCCGATGCAGTGTAGATGCGATCTGACTAAAAAACTTATCCTTTCAGCGGGCGTTAGACCTCGCTAAATGTCAACGGTAAAATTACCATCAGGAAATTTTATGGCCCAAAGATACAACACCGGAAACCCACGTCCTTCTAACAGCATGAAGGACTTAAACGATAACGCCCTTGCTTATGATGACTTCCTTAACGGCGAACAAGATGAGGCTTACGATCGGTTTCAAAAACCATTCCCGACAGTGCGCCGGCAGGTTGCCGATCGCATAGATGAGATAACTGGTGCGCAAAAGAGCATTGAGCAGTATACGGATGAGGCTAAGCAGGCAGCAGACAACGCCCAGAACGTCGCAGACGCCAATACCTACTACACCACACCAGAAGACCCTGACGGCACGATTGCTGGGATTGCCGGGACGCCAAACGGTAAAAGTTTCCGTGTTGGACAGGGTGTCGGGAACGGATTCAAAACATACATCAATAAAGATGGTGTTGCTGTTGAAGTTGCTGGGTCGCTCGGAGCAAATGATTTAGCTGTATATGTTAGCCATGATGAGAATGATAATATTGAGTTATCATCTGATGCGAATGGCAACACTATTGCGGTGAATGATGAGTTTGGAGGCTCTCACGTTGTTGGTATTGATGGTAGTCTTCAGGATAAAATTGAGTCCCTTGACAAAAACAAAGGCCCCTACCTTAACCTTCTATCTGACGCCAATAATGCCGCATATGGTGCTGTTGATGAGTATGGACACCTCCACTTACCTGATATGCAATCGTCCATTCAAGATATGATGAGTTCTCAACAGAAAAAGATTGAGGGTCTGATTAAAAATCGCCGGGTACTCGATGTCAGGGAGTGCGGTTTTAATGCAAAAACTGGAGAAAATGCGACATACGCCATTCAGCGTGCGATCGATTGGCTGAGCTGGAACGGAGGTGGTGTGGTTTATTTACCAGAGGCTTATTACCCGCTATCTACTTTCATCATCCCGCGCAACAATGTATCAATTGTTGGTGATGGTGATAGGTCTGTTTTACTTCCATACAAACAGAATACAGCAATAAAGTATGCTGGAACGCTGACGAATTATCTTGAAAACGTTCTGATGAGTAATTTCACCATCGAAGGTGAAAATCAGGTGCTCTTACCTGGTGAAAGGTACGTTCCTGACATTAAAGGAACCTACATAAAGCACTGGCGAAACTGCGTAATGGACAATGTCACGATGTTGAACATCGGCGCGACAGCGCTGGGTAACGACATGGCCGACAACTGTTCTATTATTCGTTGTCGCATTGAAAACTTTGGCCGACTGGCTCCCAATGCATGGAGTGCAGGGATATGGGAGCGTCCGCTTGGCGCTTCGGGTATTGGTATCGGAACCGGCGCTCTTGATGACGAACCTTTGTATATGGCGTTCAATACTGTCAAGAACGGGACGAACTTCCCGCTATTTCTTGAGCCTCAAGGGGGCGGCGCGGCCCGCGGCGCTATTGCCATAAGTAATATTCTTATGGGCGGTTATGCTGGACTTGCTGATTGTGGCGTCGATGGGTTCCAGGCAATCGGTAATCAGATGCGTTTGAATAAATTTGGGATTCTTCGTTATCCTGGAACAAATAATGATGGAAAACCCGGTCGCCGTGCACAATGTATTAGCAACATTATTGATTCCAATACAGAGCATGGTGTTTATTCGTATAGTACGAAAACAGACCCACTGATTGGGTGGAACATATATTCACAAAATCAGATAACAAACAATGGTAAGGATGGGGTGAATTTCCGCTACACCAATAAAAATGTCGTAATGCAAAATGAAACTGTCGATAGCAATCATATCTATGGAAATGGTCGCCACGGAATTAACGTTGAGGCTGCTAAAGAGGTTATCAACTGCGACTTCACTAACAATAAAATTTGGGGTAACGGGAAGAATGAATTAGGAAATGGCGTGAACAGTTCGGTTCCATTTACGGCATGCTCAATCAATAACAATAAAATCCGCGACACGCAGGCAACGGTAACTCAGCAATATCCTGTAAATCTCGCCGGGGCGCTGACCGATGTCGATATCTCGTTTAACCACTGTGTCGGTAACGCACAGAATTCACTGAACCTTAGCGGCACCCAAACGCGAGTGACAACCAACTTTAATGCGGGAATTTAATAATGGCTACGATACTAAAAAGCAACGGAACGTTTAAAGGCTCCCAGCGCACCTTACCCAGCTCAAATGCACCGTTACCCGTCGGCGCTGCATTGTTTGCTGACTTCTCCAGCTCTCGGTATGTCATGCAATATGCCACTGGCCAAGTTAAGCGCTCTGCAAATCTGGCCGAGGTTCTTGGTTTTTCGAGAGCAAGCACCGCTACACGCGTTGGAGCTACCGGGTTGATCGAGTACCTTGAATCTGGCGAACCAGCAATTGAATACCACCCGGTCACAGGTGAATGTTTGGGCATTCGCACAGAGTCTGTGTCGAATAACCGCTTGGCATACAGCCAGGACTTTACGCAGGCAGCGAGCTGGACAGCGTCCGATGTTGCTGTGACTGCCAACGGTGAAAAGTCTCCAGATGGGAATGTTACGGCCACAAAATTGATTGAAACCGCTGGGAGTACAGCATCAGCGCATACCCTGCTGGCCATTACCACAATGGATGCCACTGCATCGCAGCCCTATACCTTCAGTATTTGGGCAAAGGCGCACACTGGCAGTGTGTTGCAGATAGCTGCCCAGGGTGCCGTGGCCACAACGCAGTTTGTGAACTTTGACCTGGGCAATGGGAAGATCGGTAAGTCCTCACCGCAAGTCCTTCAGGCGACTATGGAGCAACACGCTAACGGATGGTATCGCTGTGCTATTACCATAGCACCGACGCTATCAGTATCTCCGCAGTTTACACTGGCGCTGACAAAGAGTGACAGCAGTGCGGCGGCGTTGCCGTCGTATGTGCCTGACGTTCCTGGGTCTGTATGGATTTGGGGCGCTCAGGCAGAGCGCCGGGATGGGGCTTCATCGTATATCCCAACATCTGGCGCTGAGGGCTCTCGCGCGGCAGATATTTGTACCACACCAACGAGTGCTGATTTCGTCTCTGCTACAGGCGGCACGGTGCTGATGACATGCGTACATCCGCACAGCATTCAGTCGGTGAGCGGGGTGTATAACGCCCTGGCGTGCGCGGCCGTGCTTGATAATACAGCCGCCGGCGCCAGCCTTCGTTTCTCATACCGAAACCTGACAACCAATAATGGCCGCGCGCAATGGGCGGCAGCTGATGCCGCTGGCGTGTCCCAATCTCTGGAGATTTACAGCCTGTCGCCAGTTAGGGACTCGGAGCAGTCGGCGATTTTTTCGTTTGATACACCAAGCCTGAATCTGAAATTGTTCGATGGTTTCAACTGGTATTCAAGATCGGTTACCGCTCTGCCGCCGGCGCTGAACCGTTTGGCTATTGGGCGCTCCTACATTGGACCGGAGAACTGGTTTAATGGTCACATCAAGAAGGTTGTCTACTGGCCTACCGCGCTAAGCGAAGATGATATGGAGAGAGCGATTTCGTACCTCGCATAACGACTGCCGGGATGGAACCCGGCTATTTGTACAGCGTGGCAAAGTCGAATGCGAGTGCTGCATCAACGGCTTTGCCCTCTGTTTCGAATGGCGTTTCTGATACGAGCGGCCAGCGGCTCTTGTGCCACACATAAAGCCAGTGCTGGCCTTCCTCGTCTTCGCGAATTGCGAACATTGGCGGGCTGTTCTGCTGAGGTTCTGGGTATCTGTCGTTTTCGTTGAGAATGAAGATCTGCCGGCCGGCGAGGGTGATGCTGCCCAT